ACATTATGCGTACCTCTGGATTACATGCCGGCCTCGGTGTACAGTCCTTTTAATCACTAAAAAGCATAACTCAACTAAATTACCGTTTAGTCGAGTTATATGGATTGCCCAGAAAACTCAGACAAACCTTCATTACGATCCTCAACCTCAGACCACATGGTAGACGCGCCTGACTGACAAGCCATGCCAACGACCTGAAGTAAATCATCGGGCAAAGACTTAGGCTCAGAATCTAGACGAGCAAGCAAAGACAAGAGCTGCTGAATTTCTGTAGACGTCATGGTAATGATCCTAATGTCATTTGATGGTTCGTTGTGTGCGACTGGTATCAGGAATGATGTTGAACCGTGAAGGCTTTGTAGATTGAGCGCTCTGGTCCACAGCTGCGAGCCCTCGCTGCTGACCGTCGCGCATATCATTAAGGCGATTTGAGGAAAGACCGGCCGGTGTGGCATACGCTGGCTGCTGTTTGGTGTCATCAAAATAACCATTCTGAACAACTGACATGCAGAAATCAAAAGAAGTCGTCATGCGTGTAGCCTGCTGTGAATAGCACTGGCAGACAGTGTCCTCACCATTAAACGAACCAGTGCTCAAACCTCTAGACTTCGCAGTAAGCAACATACGAACATCGGTTGATGCCATACAGGTTGGACGTGGAAAGTCCCTAGCCTTGTTGGTTTCGTCATATCTGGGTGCAGATGACTCAACGTCAGCAATTCTTGGCTTGTACTGCTCAACATATTCCTGAACTGGCTGAACTGACCTGCCTGGAGTGTTGACGGGAGCAGACTGTAAAGTCGAGTGTTTGGGATCAGATGGTTTTACTTCAGAATGAGAAACAACAGGAGCTTCACTTTCAGGGGCTTTACTCTTCATGAGATACCAAAAGCCTCCACCAAGCAAAGCGATAGGTATTAGAACAGCGGCAATAAGCAAAGGGATAACCTTGTAATAACTAGGCGTAACCTTCTTATGAGTATGAACAGTTGATGATTTATAAAGGCCAAAGTAATGACTATCAAACTCGATTTTCGACTCCTGAGCCATCTTGAAATTAGTGCGATTCTCAGGCCTATCAATACACATCTCGTATTCATGACGGAATATGCCTTTAGTCCTGCCATATGGGCGGATAAAGTTAATATGCCTTCCTACAAGCTTCCTGACAGGCGAGCAGATAAGTGATGGATGCTGGGTAATTATATGAACATCCCATCCATGATGACGATGTTTCTCAAAACGAGTAATCTTTTCAACACGACCACGAACGTCTGTACCGAAAGTGCCTTGAGCCTCATCTATTACGATAACGCAGCCATCTGGCAGGTTGTACCATAGATCAGGAGTTTCCCATTCAACCCAGTTAGACTTAAGCTTATCTACCTTAAGTTCGGGGATACCATGATAATAAATGACGCGCGGAGGTAAATTTGGATCATCAGGATCCTTGTGAAGACGAAGCAAGGGATTATCTGGATCGGCAGCATGCTCCAAATCAATCTCTTTAATTGTATTGAGAGTCTTGCCAGCTCCAGGCAAACCAGTGCGAAGAATTAACATGCGCCCTACTCCTTAGGTGTCCACTTCATGGTTGTTTTACTGCCAGCTTTATTCATACCAGCGAGCAAAGCACGTGCAATATATGCAGAGAATAAGATATTCAAACAAACATCTACCTTTAGCATTCCGAGAACTGATATCCAATCGGTAGGCAAACTTCCAAGCTGAGAGAACGCATAGACTTTGGCTTTATCAAGAGCAGCTTCGATGCCGATATAGCTTATTGCAGCAAAACCGAGTCCGCGCAAAAGCTTCCAGCCTAGCGGAACAATAGACAAACCAAGCATACGAATAAACAAGCCAATAATTGCAGGCATTTATCAGACTCCAGTTGCAATGATTTCAGCAGCACGACGCATAGCGAAGGCGACCATTAAATAACCCATAAAAGTGAAGAACGTGCAAAGACCAGGAACATTAGGATCAAAAGAGACATTGCGACCAGCAAACAAGGGGACGCTAACAGATCTAAGAACAGGACAAGAAGCACCAAAACGACTACTTGTATCGATCATTGAAGAGAGATCAAAAGTAGAGTCGGAGTCAGGCTTAATAGGCTTGTAATCTTCACCAGCAAACTCAGATTGAAGTTCGGACTTCAAATCAGCTATCTTTTTCTCAGTAAGATCACGATATTCTTTATCAGCACAACGTGATTGCTGTTCCTGACGAAGTACAGCGCATTGAATTACATCACCGGTACAAGACACAACAGTTTGACACTGCATATCACCGGAAACTTGAGCATCATCCTCGCCGCATTTATCACCTTCGCAGGTACCATCACCACTGCCGGAACCTGAACCACTACCGGATCCGCTACCGGAACCAGTACCAGTACCAGTACCAGTACCAGTACCAGAGCCACTGCCAGAACCAGAGCCGCTACCAGAGCCTGAACCACTACCAGCCCCAGAACCAGAGCCACTACCCGAACCAGAACCTGTACCAGTGTCGCCGGTACCAGTACCAGGCGTGGGAGTCGGGGTTGGGGTTGGGGTTGGGGTTGGGGTTGGATCAGGCGTAGGTTGAGTAGTAGGAGGAACATAAAGATCACCGGTAATAGTTATATCAGCAGTACAAGTAAAACCACCCGAAGCGGCAGATGTGCATATGCCAACGCCGGATATTGTTGTGGCACAACCACCGGGCGAAGGAGGAGAAGGCGTATCAGTGGATTGATTCCAACTATAACTTTTTTGAGTCTGACCCTTAGCAGCAATACATTTATCTACTGGCCTTGCACAACCAGAGCCGTCAGAATTTTTAGACGTACCAGTTGGACAGGTATCGCCGTAAATATAACCAGTGAAGTTTGATGGCGTACCATATTGATTTACAAATGGGCAAAAATACTTATTTCCAGTAATGCTATAACCACCCTGATAAGTATAACCAGACTTTGAAGCTACTGACTCATAATAAGAGCAGGCCGAGGCAACATTTGAATATGTATTTCCATAGTCATCAGATACGTAAATATCATCTGCATGAATGAAACCTGAAAACAAAGAAAGTAGTAGAAAAGCTAATTGAGACTTAGCGACCGACGCAGAGTAAAAACAACGCAGCCGTGACCCAAAACCAAGCAAAGTCATTCGGATCGATATACATAATAGTTGCCCCATGGTTATCTCCAGACAAAAAAAAGCCCGGAGGGAAAAACTCCCACCGGGCAAACAGAGTTGATTAGGTCCCTGCGCGCATTGCTTTCTTGCCAGCACCGATCAGAGCAGTCAGACCGAACATGGCGGCGATAACAGCGGCGGCAGCAACAACACCACCGGCGACATAGCCAAGAGCTTCAGCAGTGTCGATGTTGGCACCAGCAGCGAAAGACGGCGAGGCAGTTGCCATAGCGATCGAAGCGGCTACAAGTTGAGCACGACCAGATTTGCAGAGGAGGAACAGTTTGTTTTTCATATATCACCAATTAAAATGCATTGCGGACGGTTTTGCAGACCCAGACGAAAACAAACAGGCCGAGAAGCGCGCCAGTTATCTCCATCCGTTGTTCTGCGGTAATTGCAGGACTGAGAGAGTCCCGCATTTCTTGGACTGTGAAAGTTTGAAGTTGACCAGTACAAACGGGAATGCCGTCGGACTGAACTTGCCACATTCCATCACAGCCCAGAAAATTCATGTCAGACAGCCTTCTGAGAGTTGACAGAAGATACAGATCGTTCCTCAACCAAACGAAGTGGCGGGCCTTGAAGACTATAACGAATACGGGGATTGTCCTTAAAGTAAGTATCAATCTCGTCATCATAAGGAACATAAACCTCAGTTCCTTTAAGAGCTCGATAGGCATTCTGGAGGCCTTTTTTACGGTCTTCACCGCGTACTTGAAACTCCATAACAGTTGTAACTTCAAAACCATTACGGTTCTTTGTGGTAACACCGAGGCCGATAATGGAAAAGGCTTTCTCCCCTTCCCCACGCTCCAGAACGTCTTGGATAAAACCTTTTGCAATTTTCATAAAATGACTTATCGGATAACAATATTGGAAGGGCTTTTGCCAGGCTGTCGAAATGCCCATGCGGGCGGCGTCAAATCTGGGTTGCGACGAAAAGTGAGAAACTGACGCTTAGCTAGTTGCGTGCGAACTTGTTCAGCAGATGAAGCTTGTACAAACAGTCGCATAAGCGAACTAACGAAAGCACAGTCATCAATGTTGCCAGAGTTATAATTGTCAAGCTCGGCCTCCAGTGAGTAACGAAGTTGCTGGTGTGAGGACTTATTCATTATTTGCGCACCATAATGTAAATGCCGACCACGAACAGAACAAGAATCGAAATAAGTACGTAAATTGGCAAATGAAATGAAAATGAGAGGCGCATTAATATCCCATCCAATCAGCGACGGAAAGAGTACCTTTCTTGTTCTCAATAAGTTTATTGAGAGGCTCGTGACGAACACCGTCAGCTTTTTGCTTTTCCATGCTGATTAGCGTTTCGTTAACTTGTTGGCGCAGTGGCGAAGAAGTCAAAGAGCGCACATGGGCCTCTAAGTGCAAACGGCGACGCTGGGAAGCACTGAGGGTTTTACCCTGGTAACTTACAGTCTTCATGCTGCCACCAACTGGAGGTGGCGAGGCACAACAGCATGACGATAGAACGAAGGAATATCACTCTCAAACCGACGCTCAACTTCGCGAACGTTGCGAATGAAAACAATACCGTGGCGACTGGTATCGTAAGGAAGCTTTATATCTATGCCAATAGATCGAAGACGCGCTCTATGGGTCTTAACAGCAGACTTTTCGAAGTCAAATTGCTGACCAACCTGCCAAAGAGATACGTAACCTGCCGTGGTCATAGCTGCTTTGCGGGTATCGACAATATTCTTTGCTAAAAGCTCATCAGCAACAGTGAGAACGTCAAAGTTGTTGATTTCACATTTTTCACCGATCATAAGAAAACCCCTGTGGATTTCCGACAGTTTACTTTCATCAAATAGGCCCCAAAGCTGGAGACCTTCTCTCTTTAAAAATTCTGAACGACATTTAATCTCTGAACGAACCATACCAACTGAACGACACCAGTCACGGAGCTGTACAACATAAGAATACTCTTCGGAGTCTTCACCGAAAGTACGCTTTACACGAGGAAGCAAGTGAGCTTCTAACTCGGCTGCCTTGGAGTAGTTACCGGGATAAACAAGACGACCTGCTTTCTCTCCACCTTTAGGAGTCCAAACGCAGGTGTTGCCATCAGGATAGAGATAAGCAATGGAATTACGGTAGCGCTGACTTGAAATGCCGCGCATATAAGCACGTTCATTACCATTGCCAACATAGAAGTTGGATGTTAAGTCAAGCCTCTGGAAAACAGCACCATCAGCAGATATAGAGCCATCCTGAAGACGGTTAATAGCTTTGCATTTCGTCATTGGCGGAAGGCCATATTCAGCAAGAACGGCATTAATGACTCTCATACAACCTTCCAGAGTGGAAATGCCAAAAACGTTGTCGAGCCTGTTAATGCGTGAGGGATTGCCATCAACGGTGATTCGGCGGCCGCAAACGTGAATGCGGAATGTGGTCGAATAACTGCCCTCAGCGAAGAAGGCAGGAACGCTTGTGGAAAGCAGCTCATCGGTGTCTACGTCGAAACGACGGGTGATGACATCACCAACCTTAGGAAGGTCGTAGTCATAATCCTGAAAAGCCTTCACCCAATCGTAAAACATGACAAATCCTGTCAAGACCCACATCTGAGACGCAAAGGTATAGGATATGATACGAACTCGTCAACCCTAATCTGGTCCCTAATAGGCCCAAATCCGATCTATGGTTTTTTATACAGGAAATAGCATCTGTGGACGAAGAATCACCTCAGAGCGGCGAAATGATGAACATCGGTGAAAATCTCAGCAAAGCCCGTGAAGACAAGGGTTTGACTCAGGCGCAAGTGGCTGTAAGTGCAGGGATTCCGCTGTCGACATACAAGAAATATGAAAGCGGGTCACAGCCTCCACCAGGGGACCGGATTGGGTCCCTGGCTAGAGCGCTGGGAATATCAGCAGATGAACTGGTGATGGAGGAGTCGGAAAGGCACGTTTCAGAAGAGCTTAGGGCGCTATTTCACAGGTTCGACATGCTGCCAGACGATATGAAATCTATGGCAAGGATAGTCTTGAGAGGAGTTCTTCAAAGCTTCGAGCAAGAGACGTTGAAGTAGAAAAAGTATGCGTTTCCATACCAAAGTGGGGGTGTTACAGCACCCCCACCGGGATGACTGAAAATCGCAGGAGCGAGCATGATCGAATGGATGCTGATAATCGCCTTGGGCACAGGGTACGAGCTACACGGCGCTTACAAGTCGCAGGAGGACTGCCAGAAGGCAGGAATCGAACTGATGACTGCACGGTATAGCGTGGGAAAGCCAGGCACTGCCGGGTGCTACAAGAAATTCTCAGTGATGACCAGCAAACCCTAGAAGCTCTCCGCCTTCGCTACGAACAGGGGCTCGTCCCTGAAGCCCCGAGGTGCTGCAAGGAAATTGCCTCCGGGACCCGACAACCGACTGTGCTTTGAGATTTGGGTCCGTTGCGGTAAAGCTGGGTGATCATGGCGCGAAGTGATCTTGCGGAGGGCGTGAGAGCGTCACACGCGATCAGGAGAGGTGGTGCCACGCATAATTGACGTTATGGGTAAATCGAACACCGGGGCTTCGCAATGATCCCGGTGCACGATTCTGGCCGTTGGCCGCGAGTACCATAACGTCGACACATTATGCGTACCT